CAGATGAACTAGCCAGATAAGAAATACGATTCAACCCCGGAGCAAGCCTTAGCCAGTCGCCTGAAACATTTGCCGAGCGGTCTGAGCCACTAATATAGGCAGTTTCTTCAAGCGTATTTATCACCAATGTTTCAGTAGCACCGACAGAACCAGTATAAGTAAGCACATCTCCAGTACCAGTATTTGATAATTGCGGGTTAGTAACTGGCCCCGGTATAGACCATACTACGGGAGTATCACCAACGATGTTGAGATTGAGCACGACTTCCGAGCCATCAGTACCATTTTCCCAAACTGCACCATCATTGTCCCAAACTACTCCATCTTCATCCCAAACTAATCCACCGTATCTGTCACCAGTAATAGGAATCATAGCCATTGAAGCATAGGTTTCATTACCATCGGAATCCTCGGCGTATTCATAATAATTAACATCTTCAAACGCAAGAGCCACGTGATAATTTGGCTGTATCTGGTAAAGTTCCTTTACTTCCGGTGTATCTACAATGTAACCACGTTTCTGCTGGGAAGCATTACCATTGCAATCAATATAAACTACTGTATAAGAGAATTTTTGCCTAAAGAAGCTGATAAACTTCCTTCTCGCCATTTCTACATCATTCCTTCCGCTCGTAGCATCCCCAATAAACCCATCAAAGCTCTGTGTTGAAGGCCTACGCACCTGCCCTGCTAATACAGCGCCATTTGCTCCTTGTAACTCCACAACGTCATTAGACATTATCGAAGCCGTGAATAACAGCTGCCTGTTAGTGAAGGTATAATCACCATCTCCGAGTAGGAATCTCTCGCCATCACTCCGTATAAACAGTGCTAGTATAAAGCCAGTAGTTGTAATTTCATTTAAGTTCATTTATGCGTACCTCCTTATAGATTGTGAGAACCTTCTTCCAAGCTCATCTATACTCATATCATTATCAATAGTGTTATTCATATAAACTGTAATCGTGTTTGATGCCTCTATATTCCCCATTTGTTCCATTATAGCATTTGCAAGCAACCCAGACCAGTTGTCTGTATTTCTTTGGAGTGGCAAAACTACTTCCTGACCAGCCTCGCCGACTAGAGCCCTAGTAGCACCATCTACGAATCCACCAGTTGCCATAGGTACATATTCATATTGACCAGTAGCGAAATTATACCTTTGCCTAATCCCCTCAATTTGTGGTCCCGGTACGCTCGTTCCAACAATTGCTCTTATTCTAGCCATAAATGCGTTTGCTTGGTCCACTGCCTTCCAAGCGGAGCTAGAAATACCTTCTGCCATACCATTGCCAACTCTATTTCCTAAACCCCAACCACTATCCCAAGAGTTTTGCCACGATGCGTTACGAGCACCGTTTATTGCATTGTTTACTGTGGAACTTATCTGCCCAGCTTTTGAATTAAAGCCAGATACAATAGAGTTACCGCTTCTTTGCCCAACACTTACAAAATTGTTCGCAATAGAACTTGCACTTGAAACTGCCTTACTCATTCCAGAGCTTACTGTAGTGTTGGTAATGTTCATTGCATTACTAAATGAGCCAGTCATGCCGTTTAGTTTGCTGGTAATCTCAGCTCTTGTTTTAGTAAGCTTCTCTTTCGTTGTCTTGTAGGTTTCTTCCCCCATTAGATCTACATTGTTTTCTATAAGCCCAAGTTGTATATCTATTTCCCTAACAGCTTCTTTAAGTTCTGCTTCCGTGGCATCGCCAGATTTAGCAATTTCATAAGTATTATTCCAATAAGCGATGTTAACATCTTCAAGTCTTCCTTCGGTAAATGCAGCATAATTATCTAAGTAGCTACTAATATCTGCCTCATATTCACGGTATAACCGCTTCTCATCTTCTATCTGCTTCTGTAATTCAGGGATTCTCAAAGCGGCCTTAAAATCTCTTTCTTCAATAGCACGCTCTATCTCCCTTTCAGCTTCGGCGATTCTCTTAGCAACTTCCCCTCTCTTTTTGATTGCTTCAGTGTAAGCTTCTTCCTGAGCTTTAAGCTGCAACTCGGCTTTTTTCTTCGCAATCGTCTGGTCAATCTGTTTACGAACTTCTTTGTAGCCCTCAATTACACCATCATTCAGAGAAATCTCTGTTCCAAGAGCTTTGCTAAGCTGTTCTGTAATAAAATTAGCCCTGTCTTGGTAACCGTCTTTTACTTTGCCATTTTCATCTACAATATTATACAGTTCTTTTGCTAGAGTGTCGTAATAATCTAGCTCGCTCATACCCTGGTTAAGTGCTTCTTGCCTTGCATTATGTAGATTGTCCAAATTTTCTCTTGCACTCTTATATGCTTCCGAAGTACTTTTAATCGCTTTTTGCAACTCAGTTTCTCTATTAGTTGCAGAAGTAATAGCTGTTACAACTCCGACTAATGCAGTAGCTAGAGATAATAATGGGTGTGCTGAAATTGCGGCAAAGAGAACTTGTATCTTACTTTTTAGCTGCATTATCTTATTGCCAATGCCGATAGCGACAATACTAGCAATAGCGCCTTTAACTACATCCACCACCCACATATTTTGACTTATAAACCTTGAGAAATCACCAATGCGAGCCATAGCATCTTTTACAAAATTTCCAACTGCTACCCCGATATCCTTGAAATGAGAAGAAAAACCATTAATCGCCGCTGCTATATTCTCTCCGCCAATAGTATCAATTACCGTAGCAATCGCCTTAGAAATACGGTTTTGCACATTCTGTAAAGCAGTACCCACGCCGCCAGTAGCTGAGCGAGCCTGTCTTTCAAATGAATCAAATCCATCGCCTCCTTCACGGTCTAACTTCACAATAGCTTCGTTCATTTGTTCAAATGTAATATTGCCCTCTTTAAGAGCCTCATACAAGTCATTTTGATTTGCTGTTACACCTAGCAGAGTTTTAGCAAGCTGTTTTAATTGGCCCGGAGCCGCATTAAGTATAGACCTCCAGCTTTGCATATCAGGTTTACCCTGAGCGAGCATTTGGTTGTATTGCTCCATTGCTAGCGATGCTGCTTCCGTTCCTTTACCACCGGCCAAGAACATATCATTTAGAGCCAGCCCAAGAGAAGTAGCGTTTACCATTCCAGAGTTCAAATTGCCCATCGTGGCAGCAAGCTTCTGGACATCTCCAACAACCCCGTTAAGAGTACTTGGCAACCCATCTAGCCTATCTGAAATGGCTTTAATTGATGCACTAGCATCATCGGTAGAGTAACCCAATGATTCCATAACCTTTGGGAAATTATTAATAACATCCACACGGTTAATCGCTGAATCTAGATTACTCGTAATTGACGATATTACTTTAGAAACACCCTTTGAAATCAGCGAGCCCATCGCAACAGTTATAGCTGAACCAAAGGCCGAGCCGGCCTTTTCACCAGCACTCTTAAAATCACTCGAAGTCTTTGATAATTCAGCCTTTACATCGCTACCATCAAAAGATAGTTTAATAACTGCTGTACCAACTGTACTACTTGCCATTTGCTCGCTCCTGTTCTTGTTTTAATATCTTAATCGCAGTCTGTAATGATTTTGGTGCGTGACCACCCCGTGTAGGGTTATTTGCCCCAGCCATACTAGCAACTATAATGTTCTCTATCGGGAATAGGAATTGCGCATCTCTAGCTCTTTCTGCCAGAATATACTTCTGCATCCTAGCGTTGTCTATATCTCCGGCCTTCCAAGCCATATATGTTTCATAGCCAAACCTAGCCAAAATCTCCGCTACATAGGCATCTACGGCATTAAATGGCGATTCCTTGCCCTTAGCATTATTCTTTCTTATCTCGGCTTGTTCATCTTCAGTCAAGAAATCCGAAGCCCGAAAATTGCGCTTCTTCCCGGCAATTTGCTTAGCCTTCTCAAGTGAAATCTTTTCGGGCTCCGTCATCTTACTTAAGACTCCGTTACATCTTCATAAAGACCAGTAACAGCGTTTAGGCGCTTCTGGACGGTCAAGTCCTTGTCGCCCATACGGTAGCTGTACTGTGGGTATCCATCGGTAGAATGGAGAGTAGCGTTGTAGATAATTGGGTTCAAGTTCAAGGTAACAGTAGAAGTTTCGCTAGTACCGAACTCAATATCTTCATCAACAGATGGAATACAACGAGTAAGCTCAATGTCAGCAGATGAGCCGTCATCACAAACACCCTGAGCAATAACATCGAAGTAGTCACCGTCGCCACAGAAATCAGTAGCATCACCAATCACATTTCCAGCATTGGCATCGGCACCAGCGTAAGTAGCCTGGTTCCAAGAGTTAAGAGCCTTGCCAAAGTTCTTGAAGTTATCAAGCAGGAAGGTGATAGAGCCGGAGAAATTGTCCAGAGTACCCTTAATTGGGGTAGAAGTGGTACCATAGGAAGAAGTGCGGGACTTCTTGCGTGGAGCGATGTTAATGCTCATAATGGTATCCTGGCCCAAGTCATCTGGCTCAAAGGTGAAGGTAGAAGTAGTTCCGTTTACAGTCTTAATAAAGACTAGGCGGCGGAGTTGAGTGATATTTACCATATCGTTCCTTTCAAATTAGTTTATATCGTAAGTGACTTCCGCAGAAGCCATCTTTACAACCAAATTGTTCTCTGTAATCATCATATTTTCAGGCGTTGTAGTAGGCCTTATTCTGATATTAGAGAAACTATAAGTAGTACCCCCAACGCTTCCGACCAATTTACAGAAGCAAGGGTTAGCAATTACCCACTCTAAAATCTGCTGTTGGACTTTCTCAGCCTTTGGCTTGTTCATATAGGCTACATAGAAATCAACTGTAGACTTTAGGTTTAAACCCTTTGGAGAATTTGCCGAATTACCAGCCCTGGTTACTACCCAAACCCCACTAGCAGGCTTTCCGTCCTTCTGTAACGGTGCTTCTTCCCAGAAGCAGTTCTCATCTATGACTAAGCCAGCCACATTATCAGTAGTCATCTGTTCAATCAATGCTAGGGTAATCATTTAGTTATATCTCCAAAGTATTTAGTAAGGTAGTCACCGGTCATAACTCTATTTGCCGCATTCTGCATATAATGGACGGTAGCAGGGTTTCTGTTCGGACCAATTTCACGCTTCCAAGCGTAATCAACCTTATATCCTGCGTATCTTCCACCTGCAATCACTTCTAGCTGATTCTGCCCTTGCTCTTGGACTCTAATAGTATTTCTTAAAGCTCCTGTTACATACGGCGCATTTACTCTAGCCCTTGAAGCGATGTCAAAACCCATCTTGAAAAGTCCAGTCACAGCCCTATCATTTATGAGTGATAATTGCTTGGTGTTCCAGTCTAATCTTACGCTTACGCTACTGCTCACTTGAAACCTCGGTCTGCACAACCTTCAGCTCTAGATGCTCAATTAGACCAGTGTGCTGGTTCTTGCCAACACCGGCGTCAATGATTTCATAATAATCACCTTTGCTACTGTCATACAACAAATAGCCAGAAACGAGTTTGTTAGTGCGAATTGTCGGCATCTGCTCTGGCTTCACATATACTAATAAATCTGATTTCAATTCTTCTGGTGTAGTAGAAATATCGGCACTTGAGCCTTCATCTATTACCACATCCAAATCAGCGACCTTAGTAAATGTCGTTCCAACTACAGAGCCTCTTTTAGAAGTTCCTATCTGCCAAACCCCAGATATAATTGCCTTGGCAAAAGCCTTAAAAATTGATATATCCATAGCGTTGGCAACAGTCCCTTCTTGACTTTTCTACATTTATCTCTGTACCGCAATTGCTGTATTTATCGATGATATCTTCATACTGGTTAGCAATTTGCTCAAAAGCGTTGGTGGCACTACTCTTAAAATTGATTGTAAAGTTTCTAACACGTTTTGATTCAATCGTGTCAGCATCGCCTTGGAATTTAAGCGAAGCTGAGATGAAATTAGCCAAGAGCATAGCTAAATCTCGGTTAGTTTCATCCAGCTCCGGGAACTCCTCAAGGCAAAGAAATGACGCAAGCCGACTTTCCGCTATATCTACAATGATAGCGAAATCATCATCAGAGTAGTTTACGGTTTGCCCAGTATATAGCGTATATTCTTCCTGTTTCATTTCTCAAGTTCCTGTTTAATTAGCTCTCCGTGCTTAAACCAGTAATAGCACAAACACTCTTGTAGCGGGTAAGCATACCACCACTTGGAGTTTCATCCAAGAGAATGTCCTGGTTGTTAGAAACATCGAAGAATGGGTGGACACGAACGCCCTGCTCACCGTAAGTGGTGTAACCATCACGGACAAGAAGGAAAGCGTCAGCATCAGCATACTCCATCCAGAGTGGGTTGAATACACGGTCTACACGGAAGATGTCCTCAGCGGAAGCACCTGGTTCAATTAGGTAGCGGTTGCCAACCTTAGCCTGGAATGCAGCAGTTAAGACGCTAGGCTTAACAATGAGAATCTGAGCACCAGTGGAGCGGATAAACTCACGAGCACCAACAACACCATCATAAAGGTTATCGCCAGCGGCAACTGCATAGGTGGAAGCAACAAGCGTACCATAGCCAGAAGCTGCGGCACAGTCTGCAGCAATTGGGAAGAAACCGGTATTGGTAGTTGAATCAAACATTCTGTAGTCTGGACCAGAACCAGAGTAAGTGCGGCCATCGCCAATCACAGCGGCACGCTCTTTGGAAGCGATAATCTGGTCGACTAATTCAGCGGCACGGAAATCTAATAATTCTGGGTTCTCATAAATTTCAAGCGAGTCAAGAGCAAGGCGCTTGTAAACCATCTTGGTGTAGCCTACACGAATAGTATCGGTAAGAGCTTCATCAAGTTTGGTATCGCCTTTTTTGTGACCCTGAGCAAGATTGCCATACTCGGCATCGCTAGATAGAGCATTGTTGCGTAGACCACGAGCATTGATGTGGTTGAAATAAGCAAGAATGCCATCGGACTTCTCAAGAGCTTCAGTCCAGATTTGGGTAATATTCACAGGGGTGCTAATGCCAGTGATAGCGTCGTTGCTTTTAACAGCAGCAGCGTAGGCACTTTCAAAAGCGGAGTTGAAGTGGCCGTTGGAAGCTTTAAGAGCATCCTTGATAGCCGCTTTGCGGAGGTTCTTAGCCTCTGCTACAGTATCTTTAGTTACGTTCATACTTCTCTCGTTAGTGACTTTGCGGTCACGGGTTAAGTTGATATTAATGTTGTGGACGATAGTGTCCTTCGTTTCCTCGGAGCTTTCTTCCTTGGAGTCTTCAGACTTCGTTTCCTCGGTCTTTTCTTCTGCCTCAGGTTCAGCATCCTCGGTCTTGGACTCTGGCTCATCCTCAGCTTTGTCCGCAGTCGGCTGTGTTTCGCTTTCCGGGACTCTAGTTGTGAAGTCATCAACTACATCGACAATTTCCTCGGCGATTTTCTCGGCCAAGCGTTGCTTCATAGCGGTGCCTTCATCTGGGGTAAGTTCATCTTTGGTAATTTCTGCCATAGATTGTCCTTCCTTTTGGTTGTTATTATCTTCACAAACATCCGACTCCGTGTCCTTGCTACCCTTAGCCTCAGCCACTTTGTCGCCTTTGTTATCAATAGTCTTTGCACGGGGGTCATTCCCAGTCAATACCATCGAAATCTCCCGTAGTATTCCGATAGGCTCGGTAATCTCAAGTCCTACTCCGTAATATCCATCTGGGAACCAGTCAATCCCGGTTGAATAGCTAGCATCTTCAGAAATAGCCCAAGCGTGGTCCGCTAGAGCGTCATTATTTGCGAAATACATTCGTGCATGGAGCCCATCCGATTCCATCCACACTTTACAAGAGCCAAATTGCTTCTCGATAGTATCAATAAGCTCGCCATCAACAGTCGCTCCGTGGTCTGCCTGTGCTTTTACACTATATTCCTCAGTCTGTTTATCAGGGTCAGTATTTAGGCTCTTAATAGAAATCGGCTTGCCATCTCTGCCCATAACATACAAGTTATCCAGGTCACGGATGTCCCCTGATTCCATAATCTGACCTGAATTCGCAAGAATGTTTCGGAACCGGCGCTCCTCCGATTCTTTGCTGTCTTTAATCACAATTGCGTCGTAGAACTTCATATCTTCAGTATATCACATAACAAGCATTTTAACAATGAAAACCCCAATGTCGCACAATAAAAAACCCCTTGTCTGTGATAGGGGTAAAGTGAGTTTTATGATTGCGAAATTTTAGTGTCAAATTCAGAGAATTGAAAAGTTTGATAATTTAATTGAAAATACTTTATTCTGGGTGTGGTAAGTACTATGGCACAGCCCATCTAATTTAATTATAAGAAGTTCGATATTCTTTGTCAATATATTTTGCGACGCCAAATAAGCTACCATAAATAAAACACCCCATTTTAGGGGTGTTTTTAAGCTAAGTTTGAACAGCCTGCTATTTAATAGCGCCAGTGTCTGGAGTTTCTGGAATTGGCTCTGGTTCTGGTTCCGGTATGATATAATCAACCGGTCTAAATGCGCCTAAGAATGTGCGCATAGACAGGTTGATAACATTCGGTTGCGAACCACCTTCAGCACAAAGCACGCCACCTTGGTTCTCGCCATAGACTGCGATATAGCCATTATTATAATAACCAACCGCCATAGCAACGTGGCCCCAAGTGCCACCGTTAGTGATAATCCAGTCACCAGGCTGAATGTTTTCAGGTTCGGTAATCATCACGAACGATTCATCAGCATTGGTAATACGGCAATCCCAAATTCCACGAGCGGCACCAGTCCCACATAGGTCTAGCCCATAGCCAGCGTAGTTAGTCCAGAATGCTTGAGCAAGCGAAACGCATTGTGCGCCATAAGGGTTCCCTTCAATTACGCATTTATTGATAGTATCTTCAATAAAGTGTTCGTAAGTGTCGGTGCGATAAACCGCTCCCTGTCCAGCGAACACGTCGATTTTACCACCATCTACTGTTTCAACGGTTTTAATATCTTCTTGGTCGAGTAGAACATTGACAGGTTCTTCAACTTGGACTGGTTCATCAGTTGTGCCGAATTCAACTGCGCCACCAGTATCTACCTTTACTTCTACTTCAACAGTTTTTGTTTCACCTTCGGTTTTTGGTGTAATAGTGATGCCAACAGGCAACCCTACTGCTAGACCAAGCAGGGCTACGATAATAGCTTTTGCCCATCTTGGAATCTTATTGGCAATATCTTTCATATTATCCTTTCGTTAATGATATTACACCTTTATTATAGCACAGTCCTAAAAGATAGATTCTGCGACGATAGATTTAATGCCTTATGCTGCGAGCATAGTGACCGCTGGCAATGCAACAGCCATTACCAAAGGGGGTATCACCTCTATCACATTAAATATCACCGCTCAATCTACAAGCACTGGTGATAAAATAATATTTTCTAACCTCCCAGCTTCTATAATGCCACAAGCCGCCCCAGGGATGTTCGCAGCAACTACCTCTACTGGTTCAGCATTACCAATCCGTGCAAGAACATCGGATAGCAGCATTATCTGTACATTCCCTGGTACGTCTGCAATATCTATTCGTGCCACGGCAACATACATATCTCAGTAAGAGTGCCCTATTTATACCCTACTACTTTATGGGAGCATATAGAGCCCAGAAGTTACAACCGTAGCAACACCATTAGTCGTGCCAGCGGTTACAACATACCCATTTGTGCCTATCCAAATCCTTCTTGGGGCAGCGGCACTTAAAGACACCGTCCCAGCTGGTAATTCTACATTTTGTGCTGGGAATAATTCAGATGGCAGAACAAACAACGTAGTGTTTGAGCTGGTGGCTACTGTGGCAGAAACGCTAAAGGATATTTCACATAATTTGCCAAACATCTTAACCGTAGCGTGATTGACCGTTACATTGGCTGCTGCGTACCCGCTGATATCAATTATTGATGTCGTCCAATCTATCTTGTCAGACGTGACGGCGCCAGTTGCGATATTTGCTGTTTGTACCATCGCATTAGTAGTCGGATGAACCCCGGCCGTAATCATTGCAGAAGTAATGGCAGTAGTGCCAGAAGCAACTCTTACATAGCCAACTACGGCATAATAGGCAGTAGCCCCAGAAGCCCCATCAGCAGTGATAGCACTACGAATTGTTGCATCACTTGGGTAATCCGGGCTAGAAGCAGCAGTGCCAGAAACAGGTATAATACCGCAACACTCTGGGTTGTCCTGTGTAGCATTGCTATTAACTGGTGGTTTATCTACATAAACAACGATAGCGTCAAATCTAGCGTTGTTTGCCGGAGCAGAATCCAAAGTAACCTGTACAGGAGAGCCACTGATATTATTTACCGATGTTTTATTCCCACTTGCATCTTCCGCAACAGCGACATCTCTAATGGTACCACTCCCGCCCACAGAAACAGTCATACCAGAGCTTGGGGAAATATCCCAGCCGCTTAATACTCCACGGCTCTGGAATGCTCCCATAATATCATTAAAAGCATTTACGCTTGTTCTCCCGCCAAAGGCACCATTTGTGCCGATAGCATTGTTAGGGTTAGTCATTACTTTACTCCTTTCACGAGCTTATTATATTCATCAAAACTTGTAACTTTCATATTTATTCGCACAGCGTTGCACTTGGGGCAATTCACCACACAGTCAACGCTCTTAGTCGTATCCCCAAGCACCCATCCGCACTTCGGGCATTTAATCTTCACCGCCATTAGTTTTCCTCCAATACTTCATCAAAGTAGCACCTACAGTTCACGTGGGCGTCTGGTATCCTCCCGTCATCGTTCCAACTGGACTGTTCCCAAGAAATTACCTCCCCATCTTCAGTTTCCACATAGTCTTGGAACGCAGCCCCAAGTCTTACCTCCTTGCCTTCCATCGCCTCGCAGACCGGGCACACTTTAGAGTCCCCCGAAGTCCGCCACACCAGTTTCACCCTTAGTCCATATTTCTCGGCCAGAGCCTCGTCCTGTTCTAAGCGCCCGCTCTTAATCGCATATACGGTTTCATTCCTAGCAATCATTTCAGCCTTACTTTCAGGCATTACCTCAGCCAATCTATTTTTTATTTCTTCAGCGGTCAACCCCTCGGAGTTATTAAGCACTTCCGAAGTAATATTGTTAGTATAATCGGCAAAACCTCGCACAAGCAATCTAGTTCTATCAGCAATCTTACCTTTCAAGGATTCGCTCACAAAAACTTCGTTGGATTTTAGTATATTGCGAATTTCGCCAGCCACATCCTCATTTGCTAGCAACTCAAGAGCCTTTGCACCTTCTTTAGCCCCAATTTGGGCATCATCCTGAAGCATTTCAGTCATTTTCTCGATAGTGCCATCAACATCTACTGATAAATTCTCATCCATAATCGCCTTGCCAAGAAGAATTAACAGATTATATACCCTATTTTCTTCTTTGGTCATTGGTGGTAACTCATCAAGAGTGTGATGGCATTGGCATTTTTTTGCATCTTGCCTCGCCTCAGGTAGTTGCTTTTTTACGGAATAATCAATCGCAATTGGAGCTTTTACTTCACTAACCTGGAATTTAGTCCAAATAGAGTTTGCGGCAGCTTCCCAATTCTTTGGGAGCCCAAGAGCAGCCACTGCAGATTCGCCAGTAGCACCAGCCTCAAGTAGATTTACAAGAGCTTCGCTCCTAATCCTTGCAATTTCAGCCTTCGCCTTAGTTCTCTCGGTCAGCTCTGGAATCTCAAGGTCGAAGGTAATCCGGTATCCAATGCTACCACCAACTACTCTGTCCAACTCGTGTTCAAATTGGTTCCAGAAGCTGATAAGAGCCGGATAGACCCGCCGTTTAGTGAATTGGTGGTCTGATAACTCCGCATTATCATATTTCGCACTAGCATCATCGCCAAGAATGAAGTTAGACACACCAATAGACTTGTTTAGGCGGTCATTGATGATGCTTACAATTTCCTTGATAGCAAGCGTAGAGTTGTTGCCCTGAATTGTCTTTACTTCTATCTGGTCTTTTTCATCACCAGAATCGTTGTCATATTGCCTCCATACATAAACGGTCTTGTTTTTATTTCTCGCACCTTTAGTATTCCGCTCAAGTTCCTGTCTTGTAGCATTATACTTATCTTCAGATGAAGCACGGATAAATGTAATCGTTGCTGGCACCGCACCATTCTCAAAGTAAGCTCTCTGGTATTGAGCAACTAAATCATCAAGCTGAGCCCATATTCTAACAGCGCTTGCTGGTGAAATACCCCGCTGCAAATCTCTCGGACTTCGGCTGAATCTTAACCGCATAACTTCATCTTCGAAAAGCACCTGCAAGCCTTCAGTAGTAAGCGCCTGCCATTCCCAACGCCCATCGCCAAGATAAATACGACACTGTGGCGGAATTATGGTATAGCCCTCAACATTTCCACGCTTGTCTTTCCAGACGTGGATATCTAACTCATCCTCCGTAAGCCAAGTGGCAAACATCGCATCGGCAAACTCAGCCCATCCCATCTCATCATTTGGGTTTCTGAGCCAATAAAGCTCCGGTGTCCTTGTAAGTGGCAACGGACCCCCATTCTTGCCTACACCATATGGAATTACGACCTTCATTTCATCAATTAGTGGTCGCACCTGAGCAAATAGGTTCTCATAATCAGAGCAAAGTGGACTTAATCGCAACTGATAATTAAGCTCGGTTGCGAACTTCCTTGCTTTCTCTCTCCTGCCTCTGCTAAAGGCGTCACTAATTCTGCTTCTTATCGACATTCTTCTTGCCTGCTTTCTTCTTAGTCTTTTCTACCTTCACTGGTTTAGCATCTTCTATTAGACCTTCTATTGTCCCCCCGAAATGGCCTTCGCCATCCGTAAAGAACGGCATCGACGCTTTCCCGGCCTTAAGAGCCTCGGCACAGTACCTACTCCCTTCCGCAGTCACAAACGAAACCTTGCGAATGGTTGCTTTTTTAGCCTTAGCCTTAGCGATTTGTTTATCCCCCCACTCCTTCCGACTCCCGCACATCGGGCAGTCTTGGTAAACTAAGATAAACTCTTTCATTAGCTCTCCTTTACAGCCTGTGTAATATAATGCTCCAAAGCTCCAGAAGTAATATCATTCAGCCTGTTAAGACCAGTTTCACCTCCTACAAGATAAGTTCTTAACACCTCCTTATCATCTGGCGATAACTTTTCCCGGATGAAATCTTTAGCATATTGCTCAGTGAAGCAACTCCCTAAAACCTCGTCCGCTTCTTTTACTTCTGACTCAGTCCCAAATTTAATAGTATTTAGCCGTAGCCTTGCCTCTGTATCAACCTTCGGGGTGCACATCTTTCCCTTAAAGTCGATTGGCTCTAGCCCGTTGAAGTGTAACATTGCTCTTTGCTCCTTTAATGTTAAGTTGTTTTTATTATAGCACAAAAATACTACTTGCGCTATTACGCTTAACCTAGAACTGAATTCGCTTCTTACTCAAATCATCCACCGCATATCTCAAGGCATCCATTAAGTGGTCGTTCCCGTCCTGTGGCTCATCTATTGTTTCTCCGCTGCGTTTCTTTCTCCAGGCATAGCCTAAGTATTCTTGCTTCAAATGGAAGCCACTATACATAATCTGCCTATCAGCAACCCGCTCAATGCCACGAAGCACCGAGCCAGGGTTCTTATCAGCCCCAATAATTCGCCACCCCGCTTGTTTGATTTCTGAAATGATTTCTGGTCTAGCAGAATCTGCCACTATCAGCACATTTTTATCTATATTGTGCGACATCAGCTCATTTTGGTATTGGCTAGGCAGAATACCCTTCTTATAGAGTTTTTCCACTATTCCCAGCTTATTATCACCCATATCATACACCGCCACTATGGCTGTTTCGTCATTCGAGAACCCAAAGTCCATACCATACCGGACCAATTTCCCAACTTGTTCTATTTTGGAACAGGTTGTTTCTTCCCAACCCTGGTAGATGTTTCCTTCAAGCGAGCCAATCTGCCCCAGCCCATAAACCGTCCACCAGTTGCTTGGTTCTTCTCCAGCCTTCGGTTTATGGCTCTCGATGTTCTTTTTTTCCTGCTGACTAATCGCTTCGTTATCAAGATAGGTTAGCACCAAGAATGTAGTCCGCTCTGGTTGCTTTTCCACAAGTTTTTCGTGAGCCCAAAACTTGGCACTTGGGTTGAAGTCCACTATCACGAAGTCCTTGGTACGGTTCGCCATCTGCTCAAATACCTCATAAGAAATACCGTTTGCCTCATTTACAAACAGCACATCCCTTCTCGGCCCACGAGAAGTCATTTTGTCTACGCTCTTAAACTCCAGTATAGAGCCATTCGGGAATGTATAGGTTTTATCGGTCTTGTTCCACCAAGCATCCACCCAGCGGCCGGTTTCCTTCATAATGTTTTTGAAATCACGGATAGCACCAATCTTCAAGTGGTCGTAAGTAAGCCCTAGCACGGTAACTACACTATCTGGGTAACTCCCACAATAACTCTCTAAGAGCCACATAATCGCATAGGTCTTTCCGGCACTCTGACCACCTTGAATAACCTTATAGAAGGTCGGCTCGCACAAAGCCTCCGTAATTTTATTCACAGCCGTAGTTATTGCCATTGCTCCTCCACTTCAATTCGGCAAACTTCAAGATTAATAAACTCACTCATCGCATCCCGATATTCTACAACTTCTTGCTCAGTCCGAAATGATTCCTTAATAAGCACCGCCCCGTCTGCTTTGGTTATGACTCGCACTAAGTATCTTTTTGGTTTTGCCATCGCCTATCTCCATTTATCTTGATAAAGTTCACCCTAAGCCTTCTAAGCTCTTTAATAAGTTCGTAGTCTGGTTTACTCATTCAGTCCAGCCAGTAGCCCGAATCGCCCTCCCTTGCGCTTCAGCCTCGGCCTTGGTCTTGTAAATCTTCCCGGACTTCCCCCATCTATAACCGAGTATCTTTCCCCCTGCTGTCCTAACTGCTACTACTGGCATAATAATTCCTTTCTACTTCCATTATATCATATCTCGTACCGGCACGGCTTGCTGAACCTATATCTGAGCCAGCGGCCAATATGCCCAAAAGTAAAGCTATCATTGCTGGTAGAAACGAAATCAGAGTTTCTTACTATCCGAGAGTGGTCGCTGTTCTTATCCGCCAGCTTCACATCTTTTGCCTTCTTGCCGCCGACATTATACACATTGGCATAGATAGACCTAATACAATGCTCTTTCGGGTAATCATCCAAGATTTTAAGCATTTTCTCACGATTGAAGATGAATGGCTTATGTAACTCATAGGATTTGGTGCTATAACCACCAGCATCCAAAACATCCGCTGTCCGCCGCAGAAGTGCCGTATATTCCGTTATATCTACCTTTTGCTTGTATTCTATCGTTTCCGCAAGCTCTGTTAATGTCGCACAATATTCAGGCTCTAAACTATCTGTTGGCCGCAAAACAAAAAAATCATCATGAAACAAGATGAAATCTTCCGTAATCTCGTCATTCTCGCAGACTTCCCGATACATACTCCGAACCCTATCCCACTTCGTAGCACCTATCTGGTTCTTCCGGCACTCGTAATGGTCTGGCCGTATTCCGCCCGGCTTTCCGCCATATATCCACAGGCTCTTAAACTCTAAGTTTTCCACAACCGAGCGGATGGAGTAAATCACATCCGCATTTGGGAATGCCGACACGAAATAAACGACATCCAAGTCTTTAGTCTTGGTTTTGCCCATTCTTGGCTCGCAACTTCGTTAGATCTACTATCGGCTTATATTCAAGTTCTGCACTTACCTGCTCTTTGAATTGCCCACGAAGTTTGCTAAGTAATTCTATCGCCTTTGTATCACCGTTCTGAGCCTTCATATTCAAGCGAAATATCATCCCCACATCGTTAATCATATCTTCATCAGTAATGCCAGCCTTCCTCATTATCTCTCGGTTCTTCTCTGATTTGATGTCCAGACCGCCTATCATATCACCGATTTGTGCAAGGGTTTTACGCTGCCTGCGAGCCTGCCCACTTGCAATACCACCTTTCTTACCATTTTTCACGGCTTCTTCTCGGCTCTGGTCGCTAGTAAACGGCACTAGGTTTTGTTCATTTGCCATCTAGAAATCTCCTTTGGTCTAATTTTACCACAGCTTCTATTCCATCCCAACCCCCACCTGCTTCTTTGAACGCTTGCTTTTCTTCGGCATCCCAGAAATAGTTGCACGCTATCTTATTTTTCATCTAAAAAATCTCCATTTCCCTTTTATATAATCAGCAATAGATTTTTTCTCTGCCCATTCCCAACATTTTTTACCAATAGTTGTATCTGAGTCAATCAAACATTTGCTATTTCTAATTGCTTCATAATCTATCTGTTTATACAGCTTTTGTTCCATCTTGCCATCCTTCCTCGCTACCAGTAGTAAACTTCCAGTAGCGTTTACGAATTACATCACAGTATTTAGGGTCTATTTCACACCCGTAACATTTGCGTCCTGTTTGCTCACAGGCAATAAGCGTAGAGCCTGAACCTGAGAACGGGTCAAATACTATATCCCCCGGTCCAGATAAAGCTAGGACTCCTTTGGCACATAGCCCGATTGGTTTCATCGTGGGATGGTCTTTGCTAGACTTCGGTTTATCGAAATACCAAGTATTTGATATTTTACGGTTATTCTGGAATTTACCATTGCCTCTAGCATATAGGGCGACTTGACCTTCACCTTCGTCTATTTCTGAATCTTTGTCGTATTTCCCCTCAGCAATCCCGTAGATTGCTGGCTCGGTGGCGTATTGAAAATCAGCGTGCCCAAGAGTAAAGCGGTCTTTGCACCATACAATAAGCTGTCTGAATTTAAGCCCGGCGCTATTGAATGCATCCCATAAGGTAAATAATTCCCTATCACTCATCCAACTAATCACGCCCCCCCCCTGCTCAGTATTTTTTGCTACTACATCAAAAGCTCTGCTCAAGAAGTCTAGAAAATCTTCCCTGGCCATAGAATCATTTTTAATCGACTTCCCATCTGCAGACTTATAGGCCACATTATAAGGTGGGTCAGTGAATGTGCAGGTAGCTTTCTTATCACCAAATAGCTCTCGTACTTTCTCATCATCTTCAAACGACCCGCAAAAGATACGATGTTCGCCAAGCTGATATATGTCGCCTACTACAGAGTAAGTATTCTCGTTGTCTACAGGACTTGGTTCATCCTCCTCAATCTCTTTGTACGGCTTGAAATCATCCACCGCCCACTCATGTAGCGTTTCATCATCAAACTTGCTCTTTAGGTTTTCTTCATCCCACTCAAGGTCTGCCTGTGCCGTAGCATTATCAGCCAAAGCCATTTCCCGGCCTTGTGCAGAATCTAGAGCTACATCCGTTCTCTTTACCACCACTAGCTCATCACCAGTAGTTTCCACGACCTTAGTCTTGGTAAGTCCAGCATTGGCTGCAGCCTCTACAATACCGTTGCCGGCAATAATGTTGTTGTCCTTGTCTACTAGGATAGACCGCCCGGCACCAAATTTATTTAGCGACTTTTCCAGAAGCCCCATACCAAATTCGGTATGCTTATTGAAGTTCTTATCATCAAATTTTAAGTCTTTAATATCGCTCATTTCAATTCCTCCTGGCTTATTACACCTGTTAAAAAATCTCGGTATTCAACCTGCGAGTGCCAGCCTTTGAAATATTCCATAGCCTTGTCAATGCCATCGTTTTCGCAAATCAGAGCTGTTTTCAAGTAAATCGTAGCCTCGTTGGCTACCTTATTGTAAGTTTCTCGGTCATCATTGCCTTTATATTCGGCAAGTATTGCCTCCACAATTTGATTTATCGTTGATAGTTTCATTCGTTCCTTTCATTCCCATTATAACACGATGCCGTAATCTCGTGCGAGCAATACCACTCGGCAATCTTACTTAGTTCCTTTTCTTCATCACTCATTCTTCACCTCCGAAAAGTTGGGCCTCCCATTTATCGTTTAGCTCCATACCATCAAGGCTTATGTCTTTGGGAAAATTCTCTATTACCCAAGCTTCATCAGCGACTTTATAATCCTCGTAACTGGCATCTCCGGTCGAAGTTGGTTTTACTAACCCTACCGGCACCATAGTGCTATCTGATGAAAAGCTAAATTTAACTAGATATTTCTTACTCATTCTTTGGCTCCTTTCTTTGTCTATGGGGAAATAACTTACCCCTCTGCCACTCTCGGCTAAGAAACCCAACTCGTGATATAATCGCTCCCATAAATGCTCGTTGGTTATCTTAAAAGTGATTTCGCCACCAATTCTATTCTGAAAAATTACATTGCCTTTCATTCTTCACCTCCTACGGCAGTCATTTCGTGGTCGCAATACTGTAAATCTTCGCCCTCAAAAGCCTTATCAAGTTGTTTCTTCATATTATCAACGTCCATTATTCTTCATCTCCTCTATCTCTTTCTGTGCGGCGTCTTTTATCCGCTCAATAGCCCGGTCGGTGAGTCTATCCATACGCTCAGACGGGGTGACCTTGAGCCACTTATTTTTGAAAAATGCTACATCTTTCTGATAAGCCTCGTAGCCTGTGTCGCACGCTTTGTACCAATCGTAGCTATGAAGCAGACAGAACACATCGTAAACTAACTCCGATATTTCGTGGTCTTCTAATGGATTATCTTTAGCAGCCTGCTTAGCTTCTTTCTGCAAGCTTTCTACGCCATAAGTAATCTCAAGCTCCCAGCCGAAAATCTCTCGTGCGGCATTATCATTTAAGTAATTAAAATATCCTCCACTCATTTTTCAACTCCGAAAAGCAAGTCTAGGTCTTTCCAATTTTCTTTCAGCCATTCCTCATCTTCAGCCTTATTGAATTGTAGGTATTTCCTGCCAATTCTCATTGGTTCTTGTTGACCAAATCTTGTATAATCCTGCTTTATTCCTTCAAACCTAAACCCTTTGTCTTTTAACCGCTTCCGAGCCCTGAGCCATTCCACAGCTTTCTCGGCTTCTTCTTTGGTTTCAAAGTAGTTGCCGATTTCTTTATCGTCTTCAGTATCTTCGTTAAATTCGCAAAAATCTACTGTGTAATGTGCTGCACAATCTATAAACCAATACCCTTTCGGTTCTTCCTCTGGCACATCTTCCCATTCTGCGTTCAGTTCGGCGAGAGAATTGTATGTTTCATCATTATTGAATACAACACCTTCTTCTCTGATAGTAATATCTACTCGTTCCACTGTTTCCCCTGTTTTCTTGTTCTTTAATTTCATCTGCCCTCCTTGCAAGTATCATTTGCTGGAATATAAGTTTTCTTCCGCACTGGCTTTTCCTCATACTTACCGGTAGAGAAATTGTAAGTTTTTTCTACTTCTATCTGTTCAGACATACCCTCGTTGCATTTTGCTGCAGTGTTCTTTGGGCTGAAGATGATACTAGCCGCAAGCATTCCTAGAATCATACCTGCTAGTAAATATACAATCATCCATACTACTTTTTCTGCTTTACTCATTTAATTTTCTCCTTTCATTCACTTAATATTTTATATAATCTTATCGTAAAATCTTGTAGCGCTACTCTATCTTCCATTGATAACTTCGCTACCCACCTTTTAAGTCTTTTCTCACTCATCCACACGCTCCAATCTATCTAATGGCACTGCCCTCATAGACATCTGTAATCCAGTGCGAGTTTTCATATTCTCAATCGGTGATGAACATAATACTTCGTTTGGGATATTATACACTCCCTTATACGAGCCATTAAGTATCTCTACAGTTACACCCTTGCCGCAAGGTATCTTATATCTAGCAATTAGCACTGTCCTGTCGTGGTATCTTGGTGATTTAATTATAATCATCTTTACTCCTTCCACTTACCTGCCCCACTCAACAGAGGCAGGTAAGTTCTCCCTTTTTAGGCATTTGCCCAAGTGTTAAGTTGCGTTCCGATATATTCGTGATAATCGTTCTTTGCTTCTAAATCAGCGTAGGCAATCTCTGTCCAATCCACATTTTCCTCTAGCCAGGTCCTTAAACCTTCCCCCAATTTTTCTACCATTTCATCAATGATAGCCTCGCAGCTTGTTTCACCATTCACATCAATTTCGTTGTGTATTTCTTGAGCCATCTCCGTAGCTCTTTTTGGTGTGATGGTGTAAGTGTAACTTCTCATATAGTGTCCTTTCGTTTATTGTTTATACTTCCATTTTACTAAAGCATAAACCTTTTGTCAATACTTTTATTGGACTTTTTTAGTATAATCTCCACTTAACCATCCCTTTTTCTGGGCGAATCTCTTAATCACTCCATCACTTACCCCGATTCTCTCAGCAATATAGTGCACAGGGTAACCAAGGCTTAGCTGCCTTTCAATGAACAGCCCGAATATATTCTCCAGCTTATCTTGAATATCTGCCCCCCTACGGCTAGTCCTGCCGCCTTTTTGGCCTGCTATCCTAGCCAATTCTCTATTTGATGCAAACCCGCCAGTATGGCCTTTCATTCCGCCTTTCCTGCCATTGTTTTTATAGAAATCCTCCCCGTATTTTGCCATATTACTTTTGGCTGCTTTTAGCCCGCCTTCTCTTGTTCCTGAAATTTTCTTAATCCTCTTTCTCCAAATCTTTAATAAATTTATCTCGCCAGCTAATCGCTTCATCTAATGTTGGTATCCATGTTTTACGAAGTCTTTTATTATTCTTCTGCACGAATACAACATATTTTCCGAATTGCTTAGATATATGCTTTGGTAACATATAATACTTACGGCGAATTGTCTGATATTCCTGCCCAGAGCAAGCAAGTTTATACACCCTTTTAGCTTCTTCTTCACTATCATATCTTCCAAAAAACTTACCACGGTATCTCACCATCCATTTATGCTTAGCCTTATCGTAACAATACCCCTTAATATGGTGGATATTTTTAGAATTTTCTGCCTGAGTACATATTCTTAGGTTAATCTTACGGCAATCTAATCTATTGCCATTTAAGTGGTCAACCACTAACTCCTCTGGACAATTCATTATTAATCTATGTAGCCTTAACGTTTCTCCATTAGTTCTGCGTACCGCATAACCTGTATCTGATAAGTGCCATCTTAGATGATTGTATTTTTTGTAGTCGTCATCATCTACTATTACCGACTGCCCATTTGCTCTTTTGCCTGATAGTATAATTTCTTTCATATCTAAATTATACTAAATGTTTGGCACATTTTCAAATTATTTTGTTCCACTCACTATAATTCTCCTTTAATTTAAGTTTAATCTTCTGTCCTCGGCATAAATCTGCTTTACCCGATTCTTGTACTTATCTTCTACTGCTATTGCGTAATTATTTACTTCCTCAGTTTCGCCATTCTTAGCGATAAACCCATCTATCTTACGCAATTCTAGTAGATAATCTAGCTTCGCATTTGCCATCTTCATCAACCCACGGTGGCTTAATCCGCTCTCGCTCATTCTTCGCCTCCTAATTTCACTAATTTGTCCTCAAGATAGTGTGTAGTACTTTCTATCTGTTCTACTTCTTCTCTAACATTGGCTTCCGTTGCATCTAATAAACACAATTTAGCATTTACTAAATCTGCTATTGCACTATTTAATGCATCCCTTGTTGATAAGCTCATTTTTCACCTCCTAACAGCTCTGGGTTTTCGTGGATGTTGCCGATAACCTCAAGATATTTGTTAACCATTGGATTAAAGGGCTTAAGAGAATAAACTCTACAATCTTTTGAGTCATAAGATACAATTTCATATTCAGCCCATTCCTCTGAATACATAACACGACCGATTGGATAAGTATCTTGGCTCCAACATTTAACTATATCCCCCTCATAAATCTCTTTGCCGTTCTTGTCTTTGAGCGCTATGTATTGCTCAAGTTCATACCTGCCCATAAGCAAATCTGCGTCTGCCCAATCAATACAATCTTCGTCTATATTACCAGGGTTAGAACAGTTTTCATAAGGTCTGGTTACACTAAAACTCGGCATTGTTGGCAAAATCACAAAACCTTGCTTCTCTGGGAGAAGGTATTTTTTATCCTTCTGGTCCCAGCACCTGAACTTAATTTCTCTACTCATTACCAAACTCCTCTAGTTCTTCATCGCTTGGTGCCGGTTCCTCGTCTTGTGTTTCACCAAGCCTTGCTTTTAATGATTCAATGGCCTTGCTCGCAGCCGCTGAAGTAGTAATCTTCGCCATATAGTCCACTGTCGCCTGCTCATTCGCACCGCCTTCTTTAAGCAGCTTCTTGACCAGACCAAGTTGCTTTTCGCTTGGTTTACCAGCCTTGTACTTGTCCTCCGGTTTCTTAACAAATACTACTTTGTTAGTTTTCTCGTTGATAATCGCTAAACCATCAATATCCCCAGAATCGGTATAGGTGATTTTAGCAACCTTAAACTTATCATAACAGCGTTGTTTGCCTCCGAATGTAGTAATATTACAATCCTCAGCCTTAATCCAGATGAATGGTGCAGTGTATAGTTCTCTACCGATTCCCCAGTTTACACAAGCACGCTTAAAGCTATCACTCGCAAGACCCTTTTCGGCTTCAGTATTACTCTCTGTCCCTGTGTCCTCTTTTGCCACCCATTGGACTTTGCTCTCATCCCAGATGCTCACGATACAGTTCTTATTATCACGGGTGTGCTCTCTTTTCCAATTCATCGGCCCCACCAGTTCGTCTAATATGTTCATATCGCACCGAGCGTCTTTATAAAGAAGCAAGGTCAATCCATTCTCTTTTATTTGCCCGATTCGACATTCAATCTCATCGGCTCGCAGCTTCCGGACTTCAAATTTCTTATCTTCCATTGTAATTTTCCTCATTATAGAGTAAATCTGTCCAGTCTTCGCCATATAATTCCTCAGCGTATCTTTTAATCTTGCTCATTGCCACGCTCCAATTTATCCTTAAGAATTCTATTCACAATCTTGATTTCAGCAAGAATGTTATTAAACTGGTCGTCTAGTTTTTTAATGAGCTTGTCATTTTCCTCAATGAGCTCCTCTAGACTTTTTTCACGCTTTACTTCTACCATCTCGGTAATACTTCTGCGCTTTAGTATTCTGACTTTCATATAGTGTCCTTTCGTTTATTTAATATACTTTAATTTTAACAAACCATAAACTATTTGTCAATACTATTTTTTCATTTTACATCCCAAGTTGCTCAATGCGACCATTTTCGAGCATCCCCACCCCAATAAATAGCGCAATAGCAGCTATGATGTAAAGAATGGTTTTTATTTTTGCCTTGTTCATATTGTGTCCTTTCGTTTATTTAATACATTCCCATTATACCATACCGCATACGCTTTGCAATAGTTTTTTACAAAAAAATACCCCCAAGTTTTCCACAAGAATCAAGGAGGTCGTGGCAAGGGGTATTTTTAGACACATATATGTTTAGATTGTATTTACAATTTTTAGGTCATATTTTAGGTTCTACTCCAAAGTGATAAACACCTGAAGTCCATTTCATTATAACACACTAAGATTTTTTTACAACTTCGACATAAAGGTCTGCACAAATGCTATGGCATCCTTAGCACCTTTACAGATTTTGCACGGGATACCGGCGGTTTCATATACCTTCTGCCACTTCTTCTGCTCCGGGGATACAGTCCCGCCATACTGCCTTTTCATCTCTACCTTAAGCAATTGGTAATCATCTACATCGCCAGTAACACCAAAAATAGGGACATAGATATCATAGTCCCATACTCCAGCGCTCTGTCCCATACGCTTCAGTTTAGCACCACGAATCATAGCCTGCCTAGAGCTACTTCTACTCTCATTAGCGATATGAGCGTGTGGTATATGATTTAATTCTAGCCACTGGTGAAATGCTATGCACTCGTCATCTTCCAGCGGGCATTGTCTTTGTCCCATATTTTTATATTATTAACAGTTTTTATTTTTGTCAAGCTTCTTTGGCTGTTCACGGCCTATTTCTGCCGAACAGCGCATACAAATTTCTTTTCTTCTATACCAAGCATTGTATTCGTTAACCTGCCTAGTAACCGTACCATTCCCACCATTTTTGTGATAACTTTCATACTCAGCCTCGATATTATCTTTATTCTCTGGTAATTTACCTAGTAACTCTACCCTAATAATATCTTGCGTAATCATATTCTGGATACTAGATTTACTCGCATTGCGCATAGCAAGTTTTCTTTGTTCAGCATCTCTTTTGATAGCTTCTTCACGGTCTTTTATTCTTTTACTATTCAGATATACAGTTGATAAAGCAGTCGCCGTGGTAGGTATTGCAGCAATTAAGGCAATTAAAATCTGGGTTCCATCCATGTGTCTATTATATCATAAAAAATGGAGTTATGCAGATTCGTCTGCCCTAGCCACATCCCAAAGCAAGTTGGGGGCTGTCCGCTTCTATTGTTCGCATATGCGAGGTTCTAACTCCATCTTTATTATAGCAAGAAAATGGACCGGCTACAATAGCCGGCCCTAGAATAGGAGGACTTGTATGAGAAAACCTACGCACCGAAGTCAGCGTAGAATTTACCTGAATCACAGGCCGATAGGCAGGTAGACAAGACTGTCAAGCCTTCTGCCTTCGGCCCGTCATAAACAACAGTGTAGTATCCACTCTCTCCACCGAGATGGGCTCCTGTGATAAAGCAAAGCTTATTCCACAGCTTATTTAGGTCTACACTGGTGTTTAATAACACTTTTAGATGCAGCTTGTCAGCCATTTGGTCACCCCCTTTACTGGGTTATACTAAACCCGTGAAACTCAACCGACTCAATAATATCCGTCAGTCTTGCAATAGCTTCTTCTTCCTCAAACTCTGTTTCGGTGTCTGAAGGCTCGTAATCTACTAATATAGTAAGGTCGTTAGTACAGATTTTAGCATTCATAACCCCTTTGAGTTTGCGCATTGTGGTATTCATCTCGGCTTCATCTTTACAGTTGATGATACCAGTAAATTGCATTATCCTCACCTCCCTTTAATGTGCACCCCCTACCATTCAATTATAGCACTTTTTTGGTTCCTTGTAGCCTTTCTTGAAGATACTAATGAAGTAATGTGCTGGCACCTCTTTTTTAAGTGCTATTTCCATAGCGTCTACAATATCAGCCTCGGAATATTTGCCAGCAACTAGGTCAGATAAGTATTTCATCTGCCATACTGCAAGTTTAATCTTGCCAGAAACATATAATATCCTATCATCAATTCTGAGGCGATTTGAGGCCGTTTTTAGCGTCCTTTCAATGTGAACCCTATCCAATACCCTACATAGGTACAAACAAGCGTCATTTACGCTCTCACGGCCTGCTAGGGCTATTATTTCTTTTAGCTGCTCCATTGTCATTGGATGACCACAACATTCACCGGTCTTTTGAATGTGCCTGATTCGTCTATACAAGCCTTCCGAGCGTTCTGTTGGCGGAACCAGTTTCACAAACTCCGGTAGATCTACTTTTATTCTTTCTGTCATAGTTTCTAAGCGTGACATCGCTTTACCTCACTTTCCGAGGGATAAGGAAACTCCCTCTTTTTACGGAGGGAGTAGCACAAAACACTACTTACCTCCATTATAATTGATATTGCTAGCGATGTCAAGCAGTATTTTGTGCATCGCTATATCTTATTATAATCATTTTACAAAAAAAGTCCACACTTTTTTAGCATTATGTTACAATAAAAGTAGGTGCTTTCCATGAACTCATCTTTAATCTCAGGGCACCTCCCGAAGTTCGCATTATACCTTCCACAACTTCGGGTTATTTTGTGTTATAATTGAGTAGACTACTAACCTCCCATTGGTAGTCACCGGGCTACACTCTTTCGTTTATTTAGTAGCCCGGTTTCTTTTTTATTAAATGTCTGTGTTCTAATTAGACTACATTGCATACAATGTATGCTTTCTAATTAGGTCTTACTTATTACTCTTACGAGCATTTTGGCTTTGTGTAAGCCATTGCAGGTTATCAAATTCATATCCACGTCTATTATCAATCCTGTCTATTGATGGTGCAAACGCTTTTTTGTAACCACTACTTTGCCAATCTTTGTATAATTTTAGAAATTTTGGCATATTATGGCTTGTCCATACAACCCACTCATCTTTTGACAACAATTTTAGATTTTTGTATCTTTCTACCGCTCTACATCTATATGCCATCCCATTATAGATACAGCGCATATAGTAATGCGGGTTTGTTGTTCTCTCATTTTCATAATAGGTATTGCAACATTCCTTGCACTTGTTCAATCTACCATCAAACATTCCTTTGTGCTTGTAGAAATCTTTTAGTGGCTTTACTTTATGGCAAATAAAACACTCCTTCTCTGTTTGTATATTTCTCTCTAGTTTGTGGATGTTATTCTCTAGTCTATATTTGGCCTGTGATTTACAACATTCTTTACATTTATTCAAATGTCCGTCTTTCATACCTTTTTGAAGATAAAATTCGTCCAATGGTTTGATTTTATTACAAGATATACATGGTTTCATACCTATATTATAACAAATTCTAATTAAATATTCAAGGTAATTAAGCGTGTACCCACTCAACACTAATAATTGGCCTTGTAGACTGTAAATGAAGCGTACCGATTGCACCAGAGCCGGCATAGTAGAAGTATTGCTCGTTCCCTTCAGGTGCAAACATAGTTCCTTTTATGCTGGAGTAATCTACTGTAATAATTGGCTGTGTCCCATCCGCATAAGTAATCTTAGATAGCCCTGTTACATAGTTAAATTCTTCATCAATATATGTTTCGGACTTTAACAATAGACCAGCCTTCTTTGCCGCCTTCAGAGCCGCTATTTCTTCTATCAAGGTCTTTAATCGTTGCTGTAAATTGTTATCGTTCATAGTCCTCCTAAAATGGGTTATATGGCTCACTCGACACCGACACTGTAAAATCACTTGTTGCGGTCAAAACCATATTGTAGTTAAGAATGACCGAGCCTCCCCCAGCTAAGGTCTGGATGTCTGTGGTATTTCTTGAGAATGCTGAAATTTTGTATTGTGCGACATTGCCACAATTAGTCGGAACGAATTGCATTCCTCTGCTTAGCAAATTATGCCCTGCAGCATCCTTAGAATTCTCTAGAGTGCAACTTGTAAGCATATTAGTACCATCAGTCGAAGTCATTGTTATTATCACTGTATCGACCCCCCAGGCAAAATTTGGCATAAGTTGAGCAGAATAGTCTAAATCATAGCTGATGGCCTGCGTAACGCTTTTTGTAGCCATTTGTGTAGATGTTTTTATAGCGCAAGTCTTTAATGCCAGCATTTCCTGCTCTAATCTTATTATTTCCTGTTCAAAATCATTCATCTTATGTCCTCGGTGTTACAGTTAATGATACAATAGGGACGCTCGCTACTGCCTTAATTGTTGGTGCAGGGTCGGAATAGTCAGCGTTCATATAAGTAGTTGTAAATGTCCTGTTAGAACTATCCCAGGCACCGTCAAAGAAGCCGCCCTTAGTTTGATTTGCACTTAATTGGCAAAAGGGTGGGAACACAGCAGAATTAGCGAAAGTTACTACAATGTCGTATGTATAATAAGATGGAGAAGTTCCGCTGGCGGTAGCAGATGCAGTTGCGAAATTTAGCATACCCAAGCCTCTTGGATGCGCAGTTTTCAAATCCCGCACTTCTTCTTTGGCCAGAATTAACATCTCATCAAGCATTATACCCTCTCAAGCGTTGGTACTATTGTTTCAGCCCCAGTATCAGCCACTCTAACTGTTAATTCATTAACCCGGAATGTCCCGGAAGTCATACCTGTGAAATCAGCGTTGTTTTTAATCGTAATTATATCACCTAACCAAATCTTATTATCCCCATTCGGAGTAGGGGCAAGCCAAGTCCCATTAGTCTGGACTTCTGGGTGCCAAATCGGGTTTGACAAAATAGATAGTTCCGTAACAGCCTTCTGGTCTAGTGTGTCCTGCCTTGTAATACTAGAATAGGATGACAATTTTTCACAATAGCCGTATTCTGCCGTAGCTGCATTATTAGCAGCTGTGGATATGATGGTGGTGTTTTCACTTGCAGTCGCAGATATTTCACCATAGCCAATAGCAAATACAAATGTCGCAAAATCCATCCTTTCCGGTGCAGAAATATAAGATAGACTTATCTTATACGGGTCTGCTGGATATTGTGCGACCCAACCAGTGATAGTATCGCCAAAATTATCCTCTCTCTTAATATCATACTTTTTATCCGCATAGAAATAAACATCAAATGGTCCAGCGCCTTCTGTGTTATCACATCTATCACAGATAAACTCCTTAACCGGTTTATAGTTGTCAAAAGTGTTAGTAACAGATGCCATAACATCTATATTATTAGCAACTAGCCCAAACCCTTTTCCGGCCGCAGCGGAGCGATTGTTAGCAATAGTAATAAAGTTCTGGATAAGTGACCCCATTCTACCCGTAACAGTGCCATACGGCAATTTGGTATTATCTCTATAGATATAGACCCCAGCTAATAAGTTCAAGAAACCATCAAAGTGCATACTTAGATCTGCACTAGCCTTCTTTGGAGTATAAGCTGGCATCGTAGCCAAGAACCCACCTACAAGCTCTACCCCATCTCTAACTACCCTACACTCTAAAGCATAAGGCTTCAATAGAGTAGCCACATCAGTATGGTTTTTCTTGCACCATCTATCAAAAACTTTGTCATTGAGCGTAAAATCGATAGAATCTGCGCCTCTTTTCGTCCTTCTACGAGCCCAAACCAGCTTTTGCGCAATTGGCCTCACATCCCCTACTAGATTGCCGTTAATATACAAGTTTAATCTATACTTGGCATTTTCAAACATTATCCAATCACTCCTTGCCATTGAAGTTTGCTTGCTGGTGCTCCAGATGAACTAGCCAGATAAGAAATACGATTCAACCCCGGAGCAAGCCTTAGCCAGTCGCCTGAAACATTTGCCGAGCGGTCTGAGCCACTAATATAGGCAGTTTCTTCAAGCGTATTTATCA